AGCTCAAGGAAGAAAGACAAGAACGAGAAGCGCAGAAAGCGAGCTTTGAAGAGGCTTTTAAAGAGTCTCTCATCCGCCTTCTGGGCACGCGGGACGGAAAGATAGTGTTTAACAAAATCTTTTCCGACTGCGCCTTGTTCTCCTCCTCTTTTGACACCAACGCCTTGACGATGGCGAACAAAGAGGGAAAGAAAACCTTCGGCCTTGTCGTGCTGAGCTACGTCATGGCCTATTGCCCGGAACAATACACCGAGATAAGGAAGATATCGGATGAGTACAGAAAATGACAGCGGCTCCCAAAACACCAGTCAGGAGACGTTAGTACCTCCTTCGCAGAATGAACAACAGTCTTCTCCTTTGGACCAGGGGCAGTCTTCTCAGACCACCACTCCGACTGAAAAGGAGACCGGTACTGAGAAGACTGAAACTTCTCCGGCGCCCGAAACTAAGGCCGCTCAAACGGTAAGCAACCCGCTTGAGATTAAGCCCGAGGCAGACGACGCCAAGAAGGCCGAAGGTCAGGAAGGACAGAAGCAGGAAGCGAAAGAGGATGCGGCACCTGAAAGTTATGCCGACTTCAAAGCACCCGAGGGTGTAGAGCTTAACGGCGCGGTGGTCGACTCCTTTAAGGGTATCGCCAAAAAGCTCAATCTCTCGCAGGAAAAGGCCCAGGCCGTAATCGATGAGATCACGCCCGTGATGGTCTCCCAGCAGGTTGAGTTTATTAACAAGGTCAGCGGCCAGTGGCTGGAGAAGGCTAAGAAGGACGCCGAAATCGGCGGCTCTAATTACGACGCCTCTATCCAGCGCGCCATTAAGGTCAGAGACCGCTTCGGCAAAGGCGCCGACGGCAACTATGACGCTGATGTCGCAGAACTGTTCTCGCTGCCTATCGGCTCGCATCCCGGCTTTATCAAACTCCTAGCAAGAGTCGGCGCGGCAATCAGCGAAGATACTCCGCCCAAAGGCAGGGTATCCGGAGCAATCACACCTCAAGACATTTATGGTTAATTTGGGAGAGTAAAAATGGCAGACGTATTTAGCGGCATGACGCCCGTCACGATGGCCGAATGGCAGTCGCTCGTTCCGGACAGCGACGTAGCAAAGAAAGTTTTCATTCAGACGGTCCGAGATTATCAGCCGTTTTTCGACCGCGCCACCATGGTTCGCGGCAACGACGGTCAAGGCATGAAAGGCACACTGGCGGATAAATATCCGGAAGGCCAGCTCGTCGGTATTAACGAAGGCTGGGATGCATCCACCCCGACCGGCCGCGCGGTACGTTATCCGTCCTGCATTGCCCGCGACCGCTCCGTGATCGGTAAGCTCCAGCTTGAAAGAATGCCGGAGAAAGATCGTGCACCGTATCGCGCCCGCAAGGACCAAATGTTTACTCGCGGCTTAACCCGCGGCATGGTTAAACGCGTCTTCCAAGGCAATCCTGATAAGGACCCGAGAGACTGCTTAGGCCTGGCAAATATCGTTTTGCCGGACAAAGATAACGGCGCCTGGAAGAACTCCATCATTGACGCCGGCGGCACTGTGGCCAGCGGTACCACGAGCACACTCACTTCGATTTACTTCGTTAACTGGCATCCTGAAGAAATGACTCTTTTCTTCCCGGAAAACGGCGGTGCAGCCGGTATCTCCGTCGAAGTTCAGAAATCTCCGATCTATGTTCCGGACGCCAACGGCAAGATGTTCCCAGCCTACGTAACCGAGTTTGGCTATGACCTCGGCGTATTCGCAGGTAATCCGGAAAACATTGTCCGTATCGCTAACGTGGACACATCCAAGATCACTACGGCCAAGGGCGCAGCTGACCTCTTGAAGTTGTTCGTGGAAGCTCGCCACCGCCTGCGCACCGACGACTTCTCTCATGTCGGTATCTACTGTACGGACCAGGTCGGCATGATCTATGATCTGCAGCTCCTTGAGAAGACGAAGTACACGCTTGAATACAAGACGTTCGGCAAGCGCGAGGGGATGTTGTCCTTCGGCGGTATTCCGATCTATCAGTACGGCACGGACGTGCTTAACGCAAGCGAATCCGCGATCACAATTTCCTAATAGGAGGCGTTATGGTTTTCGATATTAAGATGATGCTTGCCGACAAAAAGGAGGCCAAAACCGCCTTTACTTCGTCCGGCTTAGACTTCGGCTCCACCCTGGTAGAGTCTGGTGTCAACGGTCACAAGATGGCGCTTTGTATCTCCGCAAGCGGCGTGGCCGGCACCAGCCTGGCCTTCAAGATTGAGGACTCGGCTGATAACTCTACTTTTGCCACTGTCGCAACATCTAAGGCATTCACGCCCACTGAGCTCAAGAATCCAATTGTGGTGGGGCTCCCCTTCGAGCACAGACGCTACCTGCGTATCGTGACCGTCCCGACAAGCGTCACGGCGGGCACCGTCACGGCCTGGATCGGCAACGACTACAAGCTCGGCCAAGTCAAAGAAGGCGAGGGCTGGGAGTTCCGTACAGAAAAGGCAACTGCGGCAGCCGGCGGTGACAGCTAATCAGCAGTAAACAACCGAAAATTTGTCGGAGGAGGCGGGCATAAAACCCGCCTTTACTTTTATGGCTAATCAAATCGAAATCTGCAATGCCGCACTGTCTCAGCTCGGTGCGGACTCTAACATTACGTCTATCGATCCTCCGGACGGCTCGCAGTACTCCGAGCAGTGCGCGGCCTACTACCCGATGGCACTGCGTTACCTGCTGGAGCAATTTAACTGGAGCTTTGCCCAGAGCCGCTACAAGCCGCCGCAGTACGTGGAGCTTGATAGAACGATGTACCCGTGGAGCTATGGATATTCTTTGCCAAGCGACTGCATGTGTGTTGTGGGGCTTTACTGCACAGGCGGCCAACCCTGGCAGACTACACTGCCCTACGAGATCGAATATCGCGAAAGCGAAAACTCCATATTCTTACTGACAGACGTTAAGGACGCCGTGATCGTCTATACGCGTTACGTGAACAATCCGCAGATGTTTCCGGGCTACTTCACTGAGGCCCTCGTTATGCGATTGGCGGCTTACCTTGCCGGCGCCCTGGTTAAGAATCAGAGTGCGGACAAGTATCTCAAGTATGCGGAAGACGCCTTGAGCAAGGCCAAAACACGGGACGCAAAAAAGAGCGCCCACCAGCATCCGAAGTATTTAGCGGCACAACTTAGAGCGAGGTTTGTGTAATGGCAGTCAGAATTTTTAGAAACTCTTTCGGCGGCGGCGAAATCTCCAATACCATGTATGCCCGTGTAGATGACGCTAAGAATCAGACGGGCCTGGCCAAGTGCAAGAATTTTATCGTCGAGCCTCAGGGCCCGGTCTTCCGGCGCCCGGGCTTTGAGTACGTGGCGCATACGAAATACTCGGATAAAAAATGCCGCCTGATCCCGTTCCTTTTTTCGCTCGATCAGACAATGGTGCTGGAGGTCGGTCACAAATACATCCGCTTCCACACGCACAAACAGACCCTGATGTCCGGTAATGCGCCGTATGAAATTACGACCCCGTATGAGGAGGCCGACCTTTTCGAGCTGAGTTTCGTCCAGAGTATTGACGTCATCACAATCGCGCATATCAACTATCCGACCAAAACTCTGAGGCGCCACGGCGCGACTGACTGGCGCCTGGAGAACGTGAACTTTAATACCACGCTGTCAGCACCTACGGGCCTGGCCGTGACGCAGACAATCGGTCCGGATGTGGAAGAAAAGAATAAAGGGCTTTTTAAGCGGAAGTATGGTGTCACGGCTTTGAACGCTGACGCTTCAGAGGAAAGCCCGTTGTCGGCCACCGTCGAGATCAACTGTAATCCTTTTGCGGACGGCGCTTACAACACGCTCACCTGGAATGCCGTCCCGGGCGCTGCTATGTATCGTGTGTATCGCAACGTCGGCGGCGTCTACAGCTATATCGGCCAGACGTCCGAGACCTCGATTATCGACGATGCAATCTCTCCGGACTCAGGTATCACACCGCCGCGGTACGACTCCGAAATCGCGTCCGGATATCCGGGGACGGTTTCTTATTTTGACCAACGCAAGATTTTTGCCGGCACGCGTACCAAGCCGCAATATATTTGGATGACGGCCGCAGGCAGTGAGAACTCCATGGCGTATCACTTACCCGTCCAGGCCACTGACCGAATCTCGGCCCGAATCTATGCACGAGACGTCAACCGCATTCGCCACCTGGTCCCGCTGTCCCGTCTTATTCTGCTCACGGCCTCAGGATGCTGGGTAGTGGGCACGACGGACACGGACGCATTAACGCCCGACTCTATTAGCTTTAAGGCGCAGAACGCAGAGGGCGCAAGCTCGGTCAACCCCGTGGTTGTAAATTCGGCCTGCGTGTACGCCGCGGCCCGTGGCGGTCACCTTCGTGAAATGGGTTACTCATACGAGCGGGGCGGATTTATTTCCGGGGACTTGTGCCTTAGAGCGCCGCACCTCTTTGACCATAAAACCGTGATCGACCTTGACTATTCCAAGGCGCCGAATCCGATTATTTGGTCAGTCTCCAGCGACGGCGTATTGGTGGCCTTCACCTATATTCCGGAGCAGCAGATCGGAGCCTTCTCCACAATCGAGACTCGCGGCAGTTTCGAGTCCGTGACGGTTGTCTCCGAGGGCTACGAGGACATCCCGTATGTCGTTACCTGCCGCAGGATCAACGGGCAGACGGTCCGATTTATCGAGCGCATGCATGAGGTGCAGTCGTCCTCAAGAGCGGAATCCTGTTACGTTGACTGCGCAGGCTTCTACCAAGGCAACCCGACTACAACGATCACCGGACTCTCCTGGCTGGAAGGCGAGACTGTTTCCATCTTGGCAGACGGCTACGTCGTGCCGGATCAGAAGGTCGTCAGCGGAAAAATCACGCTGGAGGATGAGGCCTCGACGGTTTACGTCGGCCTGCAATACGACTCTGACATGGTCACGCTCCCGATCCACCTCCAGCTTAACGATATGTCCTACGGCACCTCTCACCGTAAAAATATTACGGAGGTCACGTTGCGGCTTAACGAATCCTCCGGAGTGTCCGCAGGATCGAGCTTTGAAAAGCTGTACCACATGCAGCCGAGAGCGACTGAGTTACCCGGGTATCCGCCGAATCTGCGCTCCGGTATTTATGACCTACAGATTAAGCCAAAGTGGAGCGATGAGGGCCAGGTCTACATCCGGCAGTCTCTGCCGCTCCCGCTCCGAATCACTTCGATCACGACAACGGTAGAAATCAGCTAACCGACAATAGTGCGCATTAAAGCCTGAGGCGGCGTCAGACTGAGCGCACTATCGGAGGTTTTATGGACTTTAGTTTCAACACCGCTTCAATGATCGGCACGGGAATCTCTGCCGGTATTTCCGTTGTCGGTTCGATCTTCACAACCCGCTACAACAACGCTATCGCCAAGGCCCAGGCAAATATCGCCAAGGAAAACGCCAAGACGATGGAATTGCAGGCGCAGTACACCCTGTTTGCAGCAGAGACTAAGGTCCAGCACGAAACGATGCAAGCAGGCCAAGTCAAAGCCAGGCAGAAGGCTGCGCTCGCCGCCAACGGTGTTGCGATCGGCAGCGGTAGCGCGGCGCAGATTACAGCTTCCACCGACATCATCAAGACGATTAACAAGAATCGCATTGAGACCGATGCTCATGCCGCTGCCTGGGGCTATCGCCAGCGGGCTACCGACTTCAAAAACCAGGCCTTGATGTTTAACGCCAAGAAACAAAGTGTGGGCCTGAACTTCATGTCCACGGCGCTCAACGGCTTGTCTCAGGTGGGCATGACCTACGCCTTTGGAAAACTTGCCGAGGGCAAAACAAAAGAGCCGGCACAAGACACGCCGCTCAAGGTTGACGCCATCAGCGGAGCCGATCCCGGATTGAAGATCGACGCGATTTCATCCGCCGACCCCGGCCTGCGCATTGACGGAATCTCCTCGGCCGATCCGGGAATCCGAGTTGATGCGGTATCTGCGGCCCAGCCGATTTTCACGCCGCTTTACAGCTTCAATCCTCTTTCGATCAATAACAAAGTTTCGATCTTAGGCAGATAAATATGCAGGTACCCATTTATCAGAACAACACGCCGAATCCTCAGAGCGAACAGTCTTTTGCGCGTCCCGGAGAAAACGTCCAGCCGACCTTCGACTATGAGCGCGCGATGGAACGAGCCACCCAGCCCTTGAGGGCAGGTATCGGTTTAAGCGTCAAATTTGCACAAAAGGCCGAGGCCCAGCAGGTCAAGGCGGAAGCCGACGAGGCGCTCAACGGCCTGGATCAAGAATTACGAGAGCTGCAATGGAATCCCGAGAGCGGTTACTACACCATGAAGGGCAAGACCGCCGTGGAGGGCTATGACCCGACCCGCGAGGCCATGAACAAGGCGTATCAGACACACCTGGATAAACTGCAAAACCCGCTTGCGAAACAGGCCTTCACTTCTGTTGCCCTGGAGAAGATCAACTCCTACGATCAATCCATGCAGCGCTACCGCCTGAAAGAAAATGCCGCCTATAAGGCAGAAGTCTCGGACACGCGCGCCAAGTCTTTGATCGACGACTTTGCCTTCTCCGGTTTCGGCCCTGACTCCGAGCGCACAATGGCGAGCCTCATGGATGAGGTGGACTACCAGGGCAAAATCGGCGGCAAGAGTCCGGAATGGATCGCAAGACAAAAGGACAACTACTCCGCCCTGGCGTATGCCTCAGCCTACCAACAGATGGCAGTCGAAGACCCGTATGGGGCGCTCAAGCACTTCCAGCAGGTCGGCTCCACGAAGATGAGCCCGGACGTATCCCGCAAGACCTATGCCTTGTTGCGCGAGCGTGTATGGCCTCAGCTCCAGGAGACGGTTGACGCAATGGGCGGCCCGGAGGCGATCGGTCTTACTCAAGGCTCGGCCGCTCGTGCTGCCGGGAAAGTCGACGTCCGAGTCTCCGGCGCCCAGGCAGGCTTAGGCACGCCCCCCAGTGTTCCGGACAAGGTGCTGAATACGATCGGCTACAAGTTCTGCAACCCGCTCAACATTAAAGCTTTCGGCAATAACTGGAGCGGTATGGTGGGCCAGGACGCCAGGGGTCATGCCATTTTCGAGACTCCGCAGGACGGTATTTGCGCCGCGGTAAAGATCCTCAAGACCTATGCTTCCAAGTACGGCATCAACACCGTGGACGGCATTGTTGATCGCTTCTGCGCGGCCAGCGACGGCGTGACACGTGCATACATCAGCAATGTCTGCAAAGCCATGGGCGTCAATCCCGGAGAGGCGCTTGACGTCAAGGATCCTCAGGTGATGACCAAACTCATCAGCGCGATGATGCGCCAGGAGATCGGCGCGGTCGCGTACTCGCAGGAGACGATCACCGCCGGTGTCCATAAGGCGCTCGGAATTGCCGGCGCCGCAGAGCAGCCGACGGACAAGCCGCGCCTGACATCTAAGGACGTGGCCTTCAATCCGAACGTCAAGACAGGCGATCCGGTGATCGATGCGTTACCTCTTCCGGACAAGATCAAGTTATTCCGCGCATCCAGGCAGAGACGCGGCCAGCAGGCTCAGCAGGCCAAGGTCGAGTTAAAACGCTCCGTGGACAACGTCTTATCCCGTGCGATCAACACGGGCGACGTAGCCGAGCTCCCCGATGTCGCTGACTTCATTAGCGTCTATGGCCAGGACGAGGGCATCCGGATGCATGCCGAGGTGGAGAAGCAGGCACAGCTCAATGCCGCCATCCACTCCATGCCGGCGATGTCTGTAGGCGACATGGACGCTACGAGCAGAGCGCTCACGCCTCAGAAAGATGATCCTGAGTACGCCACCCGCATGGAGCAGAAGACCACGTGGGATAAGGCCGCAGAGAAGGTCAAGACCGAGCGAGCCAAGGATCCGATGCGCTTTGCGATCGAGGGCATCCCGGAACTCGGTTTTAAGCCTATCCAGGATTGGAGCAATCAGACGCTGGCGATCCGAGAGCTCACCAACCGCATCAGCAGCTACAAGGATGTGGCCCGGCGATTCGGTACTGACGCGCATATTCTCACAAAAACCGAGGCCACAGGGTTATGCCAAGCCTTCGCCAATATGGACGAGGACCACCAGGCGGAGTACGCACAGAAACTCTCCGACGCGATCTTTGATCCGGTCACCGGTGATAGCGGAGCCCTGGCGGCATTAGCAACTGATATTGGTAAGAACCACCACCTTCTGGCTATCGCTTTGGGTGTTGCCTCAACGTCCCAGGGCCGAGAGAATAACGGTGCGCTCCGTCAAATCAAGGGCAATTACTACCGTAGAAACAAGGTCAATGATGCGAACAAAGACGAGCCGGAAATCCGCCAGAAGTTGGACGGCGTATTGCCGATCCCGCCCGGGAGTCCGGAGTACGAGGATCTAATCTCCGCAGTTTTAAACGAGCACGCTTATGCGCTCCAGGCGGGCGGCTCAAGCGACGTGGACGCGGCGATTGAAAATGTGATCGGCCCGGTGGCAGAGCACAACGGCGCGAAGATCATTTTGCCGTCCAGACTCTCGCAGGCGAGCAAGGACTTGATGACCTTTACCAAGCTCGGATCTTTTGAAGACGTTTTGCAGGTCTACAGCAAGGACTTCCTGAAAGGCGGCAAAAAGCTCGTCTATCGGAATCAGGTGTTATCACCTGAGCAATCCGCCAGGCTCATCAACACGGCACCTCTCAAGTGGGTAGGCGACGGCGTCTACTTTATCCGCGACGGCTTGCGCTACGTAACCGACGAAAAGGGCGAGCCCTTCCGACTTGATCTTAACGACACAATTTCCCGGAGAATTAAATGAGCTGGATCAATCGTTTCGGACTGACCAATGAAGAAGCTAAAGTCATTAATCAGTACAGTGCTCCGGAGAAAGACGCCGAGGCTCTGACGCCCGGACTTTTCGAGGGCTCCTGGGGCGCGCTCGGCCAGTCTTTTGGAAAAGAATGGGAAGCTACGAAGTCGGACATTAGCGAGGCGGCCGCGCTCAGGGTCGAAGATGATGATTACTACCTCGCCCAGCAGGAGGATCCCTTTGCGCCCGACCTCAATGTCAATAAGGATGCAGTAGTCAATCGCCTGAGGCAAGACGCAAAAGAGGCACGCCTCAAGATCAAGAACGATTACACGCCGAATCCCGAGACCACCGGCACGGCGGCCATGATCCTCTACGGTCTGACCGGTTCTTTGGCCAAGGGTATCGGTTACTCCGTTCTCGCGGGCGGCAATCCGTTCGTCGGCGGTGCGCTATTCGGCGCCGACCTCGGACGTTATGAGAAAGATAAGCTTCAGGACAAGGGCGTGGATACAGAGACGGCCACGAAAGCGGGCTTGATTACAGGCGTGACAAACGCTGTCGGCATGGCGCTCCCCGCCTCCCTCGGCACAAGTTATTTGAAGTCTGCGACCTTCGGCGCCCTGGTCAATCCCGCAACTGACATCACTGAGCAGTCGGCGATTAAGTTCGTCCTGGATAACGCGGACTATTCGGTTATCTCCAAAGAGTACGATCCTTTCGATCCTGTAAGCCTAACAACATCCGCCCTCATGGGCGCAGGTTTCGGCCTTCTCGGCGCACGAGGTGCTCGAGTCCGGGCCGCAAGAGAAGCAGCGGAAAAGGCCCAGGCTGAGGCTCCGGCCGCACCCGTGGAAGGTCAGGCAAGCCGCATGAATAAGAGTGTGCTTGAGTCCATTCAGAACCGCGACAGAAGCGGTAAAGAAAGCCGCTTGCATATGCAGCAGATCGCGCAGGCTCCGGACTTCAATCGCTTGCGCAATGGTGCAACTTTGGGCGAGGGTACGCCCGTGATCGCGTATTTGCCGGAAGACTCCTCGGCCATTCTCGGTAAGACGGTCACAGTCTCGGACGCCAACGGCGACCGCACCACGATGCGCTATGCCCTGATTGAGGCGAGCGATGTGATGACGTCTAACAGTGTTGACGGCAGTCTCAATGCCGACTTCACTAATCCGGAAGTGCAAGGCGCCCGAGCGATCGCAGGCAACGGACGTATCGCGGGCCTGCAGGAAGCCTATCGCAACGTCAAGGCTACGAAGTACAAAGAGGAATTGACCAAGGCCCTGAAGGAATTTGGCATCAGCCGCCGCGCGGTCAAGAAGATGCGCGAGCCGATCCTCGTGCGCGTGATGGACGATGCAGACGTCAAAGAAGGCGTCGGCGAATTGTCCAACCGTACCGGAACACTGAAGCTCAATCCCGCGGAGCAGGCCGCCCAGGACGCGCGCAATGTGCGCCTGGAGGAGGTGGAGTTTACTAAGGACAACGGTATCGCTGTCCGCTCGATGGATGAGTTTGTACGGCGCACTCCGGATAAAGAAGGGCTCATTGACGCCGAAGGCAAGGTTATCTACGACAATGTCCGGCAGAGAATGAGGTCGGCGATCTTTGCCGCAGCTTATCCGGACAATCGACTGATTAACCGCTTTATCGCCGACGACCCGAAGGACAAGCGGGTGATGGACGTGCTCCAGGCCGCCGCGCCTGAGGTCGTCAAACTCAGACGCCACGGCGGAGACTTTGACTTCTCAGGCGACCTCATGGAGGCCCTTGCCGACTACATACAGACCAAACAAGAGGCCCGCAAGATCCACGGTGAGAAGGTCGAAGGCGAGATCACGGAATCCTTCTTTGAGGCCACGCCGGTGCAAGCCTGGTTTAAGGACATTCTTTTATCGAAGAATCCGGAGCGGCTCAAAGACGCCCTGGCCCGATTCAACGAGGTGGCCCAGCAGGAGAGGGGAGGCGAAGGCCTTTTCGGCAAAGTCAGCCGTGACGAGGTTTTCAACCAGGTTAAAAGCGAGTTCGGCGCCCTGGATAAAGCAATCGACTCGATCACTCCGAGCGCGGTGGACGCTGCCATGGAGCTCCGTTCTGCGGACGTGATTGAGGGCGATCAGCCCTCAGGCATGAACGGTGACATCAACAAGTCGATCGCGGACGAGAAACTTGCCCGGGAACAGTTGGACGATGGCGAGCCGGTTAATGTCTCTGGCGAGGGCGTCGATCCGGAAACGTTAAGAACGCAGTTCGACTCCTTCAGAGATCGAGTATTCAACCAGCTCCTGGGCGCCGGGTTTAAAGAAAAACTCGCGGCCTATTCTGCTGACCTCTACGACGCTTTCTACAGAACACTCGGAGAGCGGTTAGGCATGAGCGCCGACGAGCTGGAGAAACGCTACGCCCTCAAGGTTCGCAAGGGCGGGAAGGAAACCGCCGAAGGCCTTTTCCAGTCGAGAGTATCCAGTCAGAAGGAAAGGCTAGAGGTATGGCTGAAGCCGTCGGAAATTGAAACCGCTAGAGGAAAAACACGCGGCGAAATTGAGGCTATTTTCGGAACAGAATTAGAAGATGTAGCCACTGTCCCGGACGCCTACTTAAAAGCGATTTTCGGGGATAGAGTAACAGATCCCCGTGTTTACACGTCTAAGGCTTATTTTTTAGACCATGTTGTAAATCACCATGCGCCCGACGTTCTTCCAGAAGATTATCTCCAGATTCAGAACATCATCAATAACCCGGACGAAGTTATTAGAGATACTCGGGTCAATGAAAAAGGAGTAAGAAGAAACGGAGTAATTTTTACGAAGTTGATAGGAAAGACGTATTTGCTCGCTATTAACTTAGAAGAGAGGGAGAGCGGCAAACTCCAGCTCTACAAATCGTTGCATAGAACAAGAAATAAAAAACCCTATCGCAAGATGGATAGGGTTACCTTGTCCGTGGACACCCTCTCCGAAAAATCGAAGAACCCTCACGATGCAGTCGTATCCCCGAAGGGACACCCGGCGGCAGGCGACAAATTTTCCGCTCTAGACAAGGATTCCAGTATAAAAGATCCGTCAAGGGAAAACAATGGCTATCCTCAATCAGGGGATCAAGTCAGAGGCATGTACACGCCCGCAGAGAAGATGATTACTTTGTTCGGAACTGCCGACGAATCGACTTTCGTCCATGAGTCCGGGCATTACTTCCTGGACGTCATGACGGACGTGGCAATGCGCTCCGATGCGCCCGAGCAGGTGAGGGCCGATATTCAGACCCTTATGGACTGGTTCGGCCTCAAGGATCTCGACGAATGGAACGGCTTATCGCTCGAAGAAAAGCGGCAATTCCATGAGCAGTTTGCTCGAGGCTTTGAGCAGTACCTCCGTGACGGTGTTGCACCGTCCTCCAGGTTGGAAGCGATCTTCAAGCAGTTCAAGGACTGGCTCGTGTCGATCTACAAATCGGCCGCAGACCTAGACGTCGAATTGACGCCTGAGGTCCGAGACGTCTACGCCCGAATGCTCGCAACCGATAAAGAAATCGCGGCCAAGAGCGAAGCGGATTCTCCGAGCCTATTTGGAGAAGACTTCGGCCGGACGGTTACTCAAGTTGTCGACAACACCAATTTGCCGGACGAGACCAAGGCCGTGATTAAAGAAGGCCTAGAGACTTTAGGCATTAAGACCGAGCAGGCGCCGGATCAAAGCAAGTTATCCGGAGTCATGACGGACGACCAATTTGTCCAAAGCCGCTTTGATCTCGACATGGAGAAGTACGGTGATATACCGATCCTCGATGAGAACGGCAACGAGACCACACCGCGCGAGATGGTAGCCGGAGACCTGGCAGCGGCTGAGCAGTTGGAGAAGGACGCAAGCGGAATGTCCCGCGCCGCGCTTTGTATGTTTACCAATAACGCCTTCGATTAAGGATTAGAAAATGGCAAAAGGCTTAAAGAAAGAATGTTTGGACTCGGTTAGCCAAGTTATCGGCCGACAGCTAACGGCCAAGGAAGGCGAGGACATTGTCCTTAACATCAAAAGCAAGGTGCTCGATATCCGGAAAACCGAGCCCAACCTGACCAAGGACCAATATGTCGCCAAGGCCGCCGCGCTCGTGGCACAGGATATGCAGTACCGGGCCACCCGTATGAAGGTCAATGCACAGCGCCAGGTGATCGCGCTCGCCGCTATGCAGAACTACACCGCCGACATGCGGGCCAAGGGCTTGAGCGCAAACTCGGCCGCCATGAGGTATTTGGATAAAGTCGACAAGCACGCCGTCGGCGTATCGAAGGAATATGCCTCGGAGCTAGTGGATACGCTCCAGGCCGCTTGCCCTAAGTTTTTCGGCATGATCGAAAACGACGATGCGGTCGCGGGTATTCTGGCAGAGATCTCCGGCGTCGATACTAAAAACGCGGACTACAAGAAAGCCGCACAAGCCTGGATCCAGTGCACGGAGAAAATGCGTGAGCGCTACAACCGTGCGGGCGGAGACATCAGATCCCGTGAAGATTGGATCATGCCGCAGACCCACAATCAGGGCAAGGTGCTTAATGCAGCCAGAATCCTGGCGGAAAAAACGCCGAAGAGTTTTGCAAGGCGAGCGGCCGCCGAGACCAAAGGAGTAGTGGATAGATTTAAAAAGCGTAATCCCGAAGCGAACCGTGACGCGTGGGTTGACTTTGTTTTCGAGCGCCTGGATAAAACGCAGTACCTTGACGACAACCTGGAGCAAATGAACGATATAGATATAAAGAACGTTCTCCGGGAAGCGTACATGTCCATCACCGAGAATGGCGACCAACATCAGAATGTGGCTGACGCGAAGCCGAGCGGCAGAGGCAAAGCTAAGTCGGAACAGCGCCAGGAGCACCGCACGATTCACTTCAAAGACTACAAGGCCAGGATCGAATATAACCGCATGTTTGGGCAGAACCCGTCGATCTTCGGCACTATGCTGTCGCACGTCAGCGCGATGTCGCGAGACATTACGCTCCTGGAAGAAATGGGACCGAGCCCTACGAGTACTTTCAACACGTTGAAACGCTCGACGGAAATCCTTAACAATCAATCCAACTATTTTCTGGGTTACAAGGTGCCAACAAACGATCTTATGCTCGACGCAATGTGGACAAACCTAAACGGCAGTCGAGGCGTCAAATACGAAACCTTTGCCGCCATTATGCAGGGCGTCCGTAACCTCCAGGTGGCGGGCAAACTCGGCGGAGCTTTTATTACGAGCATGTCTGATATTGCTACATACTTTCACATGTGTCATGTCAACCGCATGCCCTTTGCTCAGAGCGCGATGTTCTTAGTAAAGTCGCTCAACCCGGCCGATAAGAGGGATATTGCTTTTGCCGCCCAGGCGGGCGTAATCGGAGACGTTTTCAACTCTGCCGTTAATAGATTCGTCACGGACAATATGAGCCAGGGCGTAACCTCCAAATTGGCAGACGCCACCATGAGGGCCTCACTCCTGTCGCAATGGACAGACGGCATTAGAAGAGGCGCCGCGCTCACGGCCATGGCCTTCTACACGAATGCCCGGAAGTACGACTGGAATACATGCGACGGCTGGCTTAGAGAGCGCCTGGAAAACTTTGGCCTCGATGAGACGTTTTGGAAGGTCATTCAGAAGGCGCCGGCTGAGAAGTTCGGCGATGCTGAGTTTGTCACTAAGAACAGCATTCTTAATATCTCGGATGCGGACTTGGCCACGCTTGGAATCTCTCGGCACGCCCTGGAGAAGTACGCCTCGGATTATCTGGCCTTCGTTTTTGATGATGCGCATATGGCCTCCCTTCAGCCTGACCTCTATACGCGCGCAATCTCTAACTGGGGCGTGGCACGAGGCACAATCCTGGGAGAGGCGTGGCAAAGCTTTTTCCTATTTAAGTCTTTCCCTACGGCAATGCTGACTCGTCATATCCAACGAGCAGGGGATCTATATCGGTATAAAAAACGCAATGGCGCAAGCTACCCGGCCGCTTCAGCGATAGGCTATTACAGTACGCTGATTGTGGGGACAACCATGATCGCCGCGGTTTACAATATGTTTAAAGACCTGCTCAACGGTCAGGACATCCAGGATCCCTTCACCACCGACAATATCGCCAGGGCGTTTACGTCCGGAGGCGGAGCCGGTTTTGCCGGAGATATTTTTGTTTCTTCTATGGGCGATTACAAGTACGGGCACCCGAATGTTTATAACGCTTTCGGGCCTGTAATTTCTTCCGCCCTGGACGCCGTGGAGATTTTCGACAAATATAAGGACGATCGAGATATCGGCGCCAACGTCCTGCGCTTTGCCAAGAGCAACATCCCGATGGTTAATCTTTGGTACACCAAACAGCTTCTTAATCACGCGGTATTTAACCAACTTCAGGAGATGATGAATCCCGGGTATCACAGACGTATGGAGCGCAAATCCATGAGGATGCGGGGGACGGGATACTGGTGGCAGCCGACGAGCGCAATGCCCGGACGACTCCCGCGTGTGGCCAAATCCAAGGACCGCTGGGAGATTATGAAATAGTGCGCATTGAACTTTTGGGGACTTTTATATTTTTCTTCAAATCGAGGATAGATATATGGTTCCTGAAAGTAATCGCAAAGCGGGTCCGTTTACCGGCACGGGGCAGACGCAGTTTGATTTTGACTTCTACATGCTGAGCGCCGATGACGTTGTCGTCATTGTGGCTGACGCAGACGAAAACGAAACCACGCTGAGTAAAGACGCCTACACTTGCACGCTCAACTCCGACCAGAATACGACACCGGGCGGACGCGTGACGCTTAAGACTGCACTTGCCAGCGGGCATAAGCTCGCAATCTGCAGCGGGGTCCCGTATACCCAGAATCTGAATTTGACGATGTATGGGAGTTTTAGCCCAAAGTCAATCAATAAAGAAGAAGATCGTCGCGTCATTCAGCTTCAGCAGATTCTCGAACAGATGCGCCGTTGTCTTATCGTCCCGATTACGTCCGAGAAAACCCCTCAAGAGGTGATGACTAACCTCTTGGACGTGGCGGAAAAAGCGGCGGACTATGCACAGAGAGCCGAGACAATCTACAACGAAGTCGTCTCCACAGGCTTATACGTCTCATCTACATGGCAGGAAATCCAAGAGACTAAAGCTCAAATCGATATTCATAAAGCGGCTATTGACGCTGCCGTTGCTCGAGCGGAAGTTATTCTCGCCCGCAACGAGGTCATCGGAGCAGAGGTGGAGGCTTTAGTTCCGCATCTTCCTGATTTGCAAATCAATCGACAGCACATTGATGATATCCATCGTGTTGGTTCCGACCTAAGAGGGTTTGAGACAGAAACACTTGACCTTGGATCAATTACAGATACGGATATTGACGGCGAGACCAAAGTCGAAGACGGGTATATCAAGAAAGTTGCCGACCATATTGATGACTGTATTCACCCGGTTGGAGACAATATTGAAAAGGTTAAGGCTGTAAACGCAAACCTGGATGATGTAAAGACTGTAGCAGCGGACTTATCCTCTGCACCCAGCAACATTAAAAAAGTCGCACAAGCTACCGACGATATCACTGCGCTTAGCCCTAAGGTTGAGGCAATTCAAACTGTAGCTGAGAACTTAGAAGCGGTGGAAAGTGCGGCCTCCGTTGCAACAAACTTGGAATCTATCAAGCAGACGGTTCTTCAGTCCAATGCTGAAGCCGGCTTCTCTTTCCGATACATGGCCGAGGCTTCTTCCGGAATGACGATGTCCAAAGAAGCCATATCTCCATCTGTCAACATTAAGGTCGGAGACCACGTTGTAAATCGGATAGGGGATTACTTCGGGATTACGGCCGTTACTGAAACTACGGCAACTCTGTCGCCGAAACAAGGAAGTTTTAAAGGCGAAAAAGGTGATAAAGGAGACGGTATTCAACCCGATGCTGTGGTAGTGAATGCAGAAAGTCTCCCTGCTGAGGGAACTGTTGGCCAGCTTGTCTTAGCCGGAATGGACCTCTATACATGGGTTTCAGCAACCGATACAGAAGAAGCTCATTGGGAAAACTTGGGAGAACTAGTCGGGCCGAAGGGAGATACGGGACCGACTCCGGAAATTTCCGTCGAAGCTACATCGTTATCTGAAGGTGCATCAGCAACTGTTACTAAGACAGGCACAATCGAAGCTCCGGTCTTTACTTTCGGAATTCCTAAAGGGGATACGGGAAGTAAAGGAGAAACCGGAACAACACCTGAAATCTCTATCTCGATACAGATGTTGGATGCGAACTCAGAGCCTTCCGTTGAAAAAACCGGAACGGACGAAGCACCGAGTTTCCTTTTAAAAATCCCGCGAGGTTTAACTGGAGCGACAGGCACGATGCCTGACACCGTTGACTTGGGAGGGCTGAGCTAATGCCTCTGAAGATTATTCAGTTTCGCGGAGGAACGGTTGTAGAGCATGAGCTTTTTGTCGGCCATGATCGGGAGATCACTGTCAATACGACGAACAATCGAATCCGAGTCCACGATGGTACAACACCCGGCGGCCACGAGTTGGCAAAGGAGTCGGACGTTCCTACCAATACAAACCAGTTGGAAAACGACGTCTACCGATCAAGCGGAAACCTGACAAAACTTTCTCAGCTAACACCGGATGTCCAATATCTCAAGCAGGCCGAGTTAACCAAGCTCAGTCAGCTTCAAAACGACAAAGGTTATATCGCAGGACACTGTACTTACTGCACACACTGCGGCCACTGTACGCACTGCTCTTAAAGGTAAAGCAAAATGGCAAAAGTAATCCAATGGAAGCATGGCTCAAGTGAAGATAGTGCAGTCTTCACCGGCGCTCTCAAGGAGATCACGATCGACGATGATCTCCACACCATTCGTCTTCATGATGGTGAGACGCCCGGAGGTGCCCTCTTGGCGCGCGTGGCCGAGGTACCGACAAAGTTATCTCAGCTGGTAGACGACTTAAGCGTTTGGCGCTCAGACGAGCTGACCAAACTATCTCAGCTTACAAACGACAAAGGCTTTTGGGCGTCCGGTGCTCTGACAAAAGTCAGCCAGCTGCAAAATGACAGCGGCTTTCTCACCGGACATTGCACCTACTGCACGCACTGTACATATTGCCAACAGTGCTCCAACTGTCATAACTGTACGACCATAAACTGCACAACTATCAACTGTACGACGGTGAACTGCACGACGATTCAGTGCTCGGTTTATAGCTACTGCACCAAGTGCAACTGCGATTGCACAGACGACAGTTGCTTTGTCTCAGGAAAATTGGAGACAAGCAAGGGCCTAATAGATGTTCACAACATTCTGATCGGAGACGAAATCATTGATTGGTTGGGAAAGCCGGTTAAGGTAGTAGGCGTCAGTCATGGGCACTTAGGCTCTAGACGAGCAATCCAAATGAAGGGCCGCGGAGAGAATCGAGTTACCGACGATCATCCGATGCTGATATTCAGGACGAAACGCAGAAATTATGAGCTCTGCGCCTGCATTAACAGTAAGTTTGATCCGAACAAAATCATTCTTGCAGACAATGGAGTCAGAGGCAGGTACTCGGAGGAGCACGACTATTGTGGCTGGTTCATTCCATCGATTGCAATGCCTGCGGATACTCCGACAGTATGTCCGATCGCAGAAAGAGAAGCCATTGTCAAATTCGGGAATGGATATGTCCTTGTTCCCGGGAGACTTTCATGACGACCAGAACAATTTTGCTCCGTGGAGGGACAACGACTGAGCATGAGACCTTTGTCGGAGCCGAACGAGAAATTACAGTCGATACAACCAAAAAGACGCTTGTAGTTCACGATGGAACGACGGGACACCCGGTGGCTAGAAAAAGCGGCTTGCCGACAAAACTCTCTGATTTGACTGACGGTTTAGGACTGTGGAAGAAAAGCGTTTTGACTAAGGTCAGTCAGCTTACAGACGACGTCGGCTATTGGGCCAATCTGACAAAGGTGAGCCAGTTACAAAACGACCTCAACTGGAAGACGGGACATTGCACTTACTGCACGCATTGTACCTATTGCACCCAGTGCTCTAGATGCAACAACGTTCATTGCTACCAAGTGCAATGCACTCAAGTTCAGTGCGGTCAAGTTAAGTGCAACAAGTGCACGATCACAAGCAACTGCCGCGGGCCGAACTGTACACACCTAGACAAACCGATTTATACGAATTGTGATGCCGGAAACTGCGACTGCGGGGATGACGGAATGTAGGTTCAGGAGATAAGACATGGGATATAAACGACACGTAGTAACAAGCACCTTACCTTACGATCATTTTTCTATCGCAATAGATGAAACTAGAGCGGCTTTTCGAGTACTGGACAAAAAAATCTTTTTTGAGGTACCGGAAGATACATCAGCTTCTCCGATTGAAGAGCTGACCACAACTCAGAAACTTGGTGAAAGAGGCTACACGGGAAAAGCGAATAGGTTTTATCAAATCAATGGTGAAGACTATTGCATTCTTGCGGAGATTATCATCGATAAAACAGTACCGGAATTCCAAAAACTTTGGGTTCCCGGAGCTCATTTTGTCACTTGGCTGAACAATAACCGACTTCATGCAATCATCAAGGGAGCATTGACCTACTTCGACTGTCGAAACACAGCAGAATACGTTCGGCATGAGGGCGGGATGTGGGCCTTTGATCTTTGGGTTAGAGACCCGAATGCGCCCCTGACAGAATGTGCCCGCTCTATAACGACCGCGGAAGACACGACTGTAATTACCAACCTTGAAGACCTGGGTGAAGTTTGGACAGCCGCCGACGTGATGACCGGGACCACCTCCAAGTGGCTGAATCTTGAGTACAGTCTTACTCCTTCTTCCGAGACGGTGGCGCCGGATGGCTGGGTAGATTTCACGCTTACACTTAAGGACGGAAAGACTCACGAAGTCGCAACAGACGTTACATGGGACGGCTACATCGTAGAGGCTGTTGATGGTTACGCACCTCACAAGCGCGTTGCTGTCACAAACGGAGTGGGGCATTTCCGAGCCTGTGCCTTAGGGCTGCAGAACGGCGAAGCGATGCGAGTCAAGATTAACCATCGGTTTTACACCTCTAGGGCCGAGGCTACGGTTCAGGTGGTCTCTGATGATTAAGTACCTCAACCTCTTGATCGGGAGCGCCTGCAACATGAAGTGCGGGTACTGTCTCCAGACCAATGAGAAGTCGCCTGCAGATCACAAGGCCGACCCGGTTGAATTTGCACATAAATTGGCGGATTACCTTAAGGGCAGTCGCATAGAACGGATCGCCTATTGGGGTGGGGAGCCGATGCTCTATTGGGACCGGATCAGGACTCTGCATGGTGTCCTCATCGATGAGGGTATCAGACCCGAACAGTCCACCATTACGACAAACGGACGCTCTCTGACTGACGATTACGTCGAGTACGCAAACGCCAACCCAGACATTTTTACCGTGGTCTCTTGGCACGATGGTAACTTTACCGACGAGCAGTTAAGCCGTATTTTTCGATTGAAAGAGTTTTCGATTTCATTGCTCATTCACCACTACCAAACGGATATGTGGGGTGCGAGAGACCTCTTTTACAGCTTGCAGGAAAAATACGGTCGCTATCCGAAAGTCGCAGTGCACTTCTTACGAGCCAATGACGGGTGCCGCAGTGACTACTACATGACACGAGAGGACGTGGATGTCTTCTGCAAGCACTTGGAAACTGTCATTGAGATGGCACGTATCGGTGACCCATGGGCCGCTTGGCAGTGTTCCCAGCTTCTCTACCATCGAAACAAAGTGAAGTCCCGTGTCGGGCCCATGTGCGTACGAGACGAACTGCTGAGCATTGACCTGCATGGGAACGTCTACGCCTGTCACCACAACTACGACGCATCCAACATTACCGGGAATATTTTCAAGAAGGTGATACCGATTAAAGCCGTTGCTCAGCTTTCGCCGAGACGTTTCTACGACAGCATCGAATGTCAAAACTGCAAAGCTTTAGATGAGTGCAGAGGCGGCTGCTACACCTCCAACACTCACGACATCGATTGCTACTTCGCAAAGAAAAGATTTGCCCTTTACCACGCCATGGAGAAATTATTTCAATGAAGCTCGCTTTACACTGCAAAACCCACGAGGGTAAAAACGAAACTTGGGTCTATGACAATGTTCTAAATGAGGTCTACGACGGGGACGGAAAGCTCGTTGACCTGACCGAGGACGAGAGATTAAAAGCCTATGCCATGCTCAAGGAGCAGGAAGGAAAGCCCGGCTACTCTAACTCTAAAGGTAAAGACCTTTGGGACCTGCGCATCCAGCTGGGTCTAAAGTGCAACATGAGCTGTAAGTACTGCGCTCAAAGCGATAGAGAAAATGAACGTTGGGTGTCTTCACCTAAAGACGTTCCCGCATTTATCGAAAAGCTCAGAGCTTCAGGAATAAAAGTTCACGGCGTCATTGAGCTTTGGGGCGGCGAGCCTTTTGTCTATTGGAAAACACTGCAAAAGCTAGTGCCGGAACTGCGAAAACTTTATCCGAAAGTTCGTTTTGCCATCATTACCAACGGCACGTTAATCGATGAAGAGAAAATCGCTTTTTGTGAAACCTATGGGATAAGTCTGACGTTCTCACACGATGGACAAGGGTACCGTTTGCGTGGAGTCGACCCGCTGGACGACCCGAAGATGGTAGACATGTGGCGCCTTGCATTTTCTAAACTGCCATGCTCAATCAACTGCGTCTTGTCTCCCGCTAACACCGATGTGGACGCCATTGCCGATTTCTTTAAAGTCAAACTCGGAGATATCCACTTGAACTTTGAAGGCATTATGACGCATGTCGGAGTTCAGGACTCTGAGCTCATGTTCACTGATGAGCAGATGCTCGCACTGCAGAAGAACATCTTTAAGGCTTTAACCCGGGAAGGCTGGGATAAGTTCCCCGCACTTACGGGTGAATGCGATCGTTTGCTGAAAGCCTTAGTCAAAAGAAAGAGACTCGACGAGCGTGCGGTCAAATGCATGATGAATCAGGAAAATAATGCGGCTGTCAATCTTAAAGGAGACTTCCTTTCCTGCCACGATCATTGCACGGAAGAAGGCTGCGTGGGGGATATTCTGTCCCCAGAGAAGGTTGATCTTTCCAAACACTTCAAGCCTTGGAGCACAAGGGAAAAGTGCAGAAAATGTTTAGTCCTTCCAATGTGCAGAGGAGCATGTCCGCAGATAGAAGGGCTGGCAAGAACCCTTACTTGCAAGAATGAATTCGCCTACCACTTTGCTGTATTTCAGGCGGTCTTTTGGCTCCTCTTCGGTCTAACGCTGGAGAGCTATGAGCCCATAGGGGATCCGGATGATTAAACATACAGACCTTATAAATACTCTCATTGCCTGCGTTGGCGGCCTCGGTTTAATTGCTGGGTTACTTCGATATGTCGACGACTGGAGAGAAAAACGCAAGGAGAAACCGATTGAGTTCTCTGCGCTTGAAGCAATCTGGGAAGCATTGTCCGGAGGTGTCACGGCCATCGGTGTCTTTTGGATTCTTGAGGGATACGGCGTCAATGAGCTGGCCGCAGTCGGAATTTCTTTCATGGCTGCTTACCTTGGAGTCAGGATCATCGCTTATTACATCAAAAAATTTTTAGACAGCAGACTAGGAGCTAAATCATGAGTGTCTTTTTAAATGAATGGGCAATACGCCTATGCAGGTCAGCGGCTATCGCCATCGCAATCTGCTTCGGCTTTCTTCTAGGGTGGTATTACTGCGAGCGCAACGTGATATTTGACGATATCAAACGAGGAATATGGGCTAACGAGCAAGCCATTCAGAACAATACAAAACTCATTCACGAACTCTATAAGAAGCACGAGGAGGTGGAGCATAAATGAGAAAACAAAATTTAATGCTGTTCCCACCTGAGATCGCCGCCGAGTTTGTAGCTGAACAAGAAGGGTTTGAACCAATGGCCTACAAGTGCCCCACGGGCCATTGGACAATCGGATTCGGCCATGCCCGGAATGTTCACGAGGGCGGCATCGTTACTCGGAGAGAAGCCTACGACCTTTTAGATCGAGACCTCCAACGCACCCAGGAGGAGCTTGCAACGCTTATCCATATCGACCTCAACGAGAATCAATTTATCGCGCTGATGAGTTTCGTCTATAACTTCGGCCTAACAAAGTGCCGGACCTACAGACTATTCGGAATGATTAACCGAGGCGAGTGGGAGAACGTGCGGACGTGGTGGCCGAAGTATTGCAACCCGGATGATCCGGTGGTCACGAAAGGGCTGAAAGATAGAAGGATGCGTGAATTAGAACTTTTCTTTAGGAGTTAAGAAATATGGAACTTATTAAAAAGATTTCTGCTCATCCTGTTATCTTTACCTTTCTTGTACCTCTAGCGTTTATAGCGATCGGCCTTGTGTTCTTTTTGCTGATCTGGATATTTGGGCTCGGTTCAGTTGGCATAATCGCCGGGATTGCCGGCATCTATTCGTTGAATAGGTGCGAGTACTTTGAAAAGAAATCGGGTCACCAAGGGCCCAAGAATTACAAATGGCAAAAGAGAGCGTTCGTTCTCCTTATCATTTTGAATGCCCTAATGGGATTAACCCCTTGGATTAGATGGGCATTAGCTTCATAAATTAAAAACCGCCCTGCGTTGGTAGCACAGAGCGGAATTCAAAATATTTGCAAAGGATATTTTATGAACACGATTATAGCAGTCGCCGGGATTCTGTTCGGCATTTATATAAGCAGACAAGCAATGAAATTCAGGACGAGCAAACAACAGCTCTATTTAGGTTACGCCGCCATTTGGCTTTTTGCTCTTGGCTTTTATTGGGAGTTGATCGCGAGCTGGAAGGATATTAGCACCACTCCTGAGATGGCTTTCCTTTCAGGCTTTTGGTACGGCACTGATAAAGAGGCTATGTTCGTGCGTTTCTTTTTACCCTTCTGGACGGCCCTTTGCCTTTGCGTCTTTATCGAGAACTCTTACTGGAAGGAAGGTGAGACAGCGGAACAACGTAAGAAGAGAAGGGACTTGAAATTCAAACGTTTTCTGCGTTTCGGCTTGTTTCTTCTTTTAATCGATGGAATTTATATATGGTTCAGATGGGATTTACTGCAAAAGTTTTTGGATGCTTACTGCTGGCTGCGCTCTCTGCTGTAACCGGCTACCACTTCGGCCAGAACTCGGAGGAACTCAAAAATGCCCGTACTCAAATATCAGCGCTCGAGAGAACGATTGAGGAATTCAAAGTCAAGCAGACGAGCGACGCAGTTGCTTTATCTGAGCTTAGGCTTGCTGAGTCTGCTTCTCGTGATGAGCTTGACCGGATGCGCAGCCAGCTCGCAGATATTGAGAGAATGTCCAAAACCGACACCGATAGGGAACGTAATAGATGTCTCAGTCTGGCAGTCAGATACAAAGAAGCTGTCGACAGAGCTGACCGAGCTATTAAATTCTGTGCAGAAAACCACAAGTAAAGAAAAAAGCGAATAGAAAAGATATCAATGTCGTGTGGTGGACATTTTGGTGGACATTTTTGATTTTCTTCTTGGAAGCCCCGCCGTTATTGGTGCGTTGGCGGAGAGGGGGAGAATTTAAACTAATT